CACTGTTTCTGCACGCCAGGGATGTGCTCTTGCAAATCTTCGAGCCGAGCCTGGCCGGCAATCGAATGCACCCGCAGGATCTCGTTCAGCGCGATCGTTTCCGCGCGGTCCCCGATCGGCCCGAAGAGCCCGGTGAACTTCTGCCCCGCAATGGCCCGTCCCACTTGCGCGATAACGTCCGGGACGCTTTGCCCGCCCAGGAACGCGCGCTGGATCGCCGCATTCAATTTCGCGGCCGCATCCTTCGACAATCCGGAAACCAGGTCCGCCGTGTAGCCCTGCGCGATCGAAAGTGCCGGCTCGGAGACGCCGGCGAAGCTCGGCGTCGGCAATCCCGCCGCATCGAGCGGCTGATCGATCCCGATTTCTCCAAGCTGAAAGGCATCGTCCTGCGCCGAAGTCAGGTAATCGGAAAATTCCGAGCCGAACTTCGTGATGGCCTGGTCGATCTGTTTCGCCAGCATCCGCATTTGGGCGCCCTGGAAGCTCGCCGGATCGATGTTCGAAATATCGCCGATGACTTTTCTCCGTGCCTCTTCGAGCAGCGCCATCACGCGTTCGCGCACCTGCGGTCCAAACTCCCGCGCCTGGCGAATCAGCCCTTCGACCTTCGCCGCGAATTTTTCTTGCGCACTCACTGCACCATCTCCGTGGGCTGCTTGCCAGCCTTCTTCAGCGCGTCGGCGAGCTGCGACTGCGGATTCAGCGCGTCTTGCTGCTTCGCGTCGCGAGTCGTCTTCTCGGTCTGGGCCTCGTCGAATTCATCCGCGTCCACTTCCACGCCGATCTGCGTCATCACCGTCACGAATAGCCGCGACGCGGTCTCATCCCGGATCCAGCCGCGGTCCGCTCCGATTGCTGCCGCGTTGGCGATCGTCTGCAGGGCTGTCGACGCCGCGACCATGTCCTTTACGCGCAGGTCCGGCACCTGCAGCTGGTACGCCAGGTTCGCGCCCTGCGGAAGGACGCCATGCGTCACTGCTTGCTGCAGCACGTAATCGAGGATTTGCATCACCATGCGCTTGAAAATGTTTTGCCGGCTGGTCAGCATCTTTCCCGTCGGCCCGGCCATTTCGTCAGCGGTCGCGCGATTCGTGTTTCCGGCGTCCGCGAAAAACCATGGCGGCAATCCCGCTCCGCCCAGGCCATAGTTCTTCACCACGCGGTCGGCATCGATCATGTCCGCGCCCTTCAGGTCCGGCGTCTGCGCTTTGATCTCGATCTGCTCGTTGGTGACTTCGACGCCGCCCTGCCGCGGCGGAGACTTCTGCACATGGTCGCGAAGCTTCGCCACCGCCGCCGCGTCTGCGCCCTTCGCGACGTAGTGCCACACAAAGGAATTCAGCAGCCGAACGCGGTCCGCGAAATCGAAGACCATGTTGTCGAAGACGTCTAGCCAGTCCGCCAGCGAAAAGATTTCGGAGATCCCGCGCGAAGCCGACTTCACTTTGTTGATCGCAAAGTAGAAGCAATCGCCCGTCAGTTGGCCCCAGTCTCCGGACTGCAAATCTTCGTCGACGTGGATGATTTCCAGACGCCGGCCTTCCGTCTCCCCCACGCGCTCGCGCAGTTTCACGGCCGTCGCGATGCTGATTTCCTGCGACGTCTCCGTCTGAATCAACGCGAACTCCACCGCATCGATCGATTGCGGGTCCACATACCCGAGCGTCACGAAGCCGTCCACCGGATTCACCGCCGTCGGCAGGCACAGCTCGCCGAACACCAGCGTCTCGACGGCATAGGTATCGAGCATTTCGCTCATGTTGTTTTTTGGGTGATTCCAGAATTTGTCGATCACTTCCTGGACCGTGGGGTCTTCCGCGATCGGCTTGAACCCTTCGCCCACCACGTAGTCCACCATCACGCGGATGATCCGCCGTCCGAACGGCGTGGTCATAAACAGGAAGAAGCACACCTGTTGCATCCGCTGATGCATGGCTGGATTCAGGTCGCGCATCGTCGCCGGGGCGGTGATGCGCCGGAATCTGGCGTCCTCGGAATCGCCCGCGATGAGGCTGAAGAGCTCCGGCGCCACGCTCTCTTTCGCGCTCGCGGCCTTCTCTTCCTGCAGCCGGCAGATCCGCGCCGCGTCCTTGAGATTGAGGAGCGTCAGCTCTGCCATATCGAGCTCCTCCCGCGTTCCAGCCGCGTGATGTGACGGCCTTCTCCCCGTTCGACTGCCGCCTGGCTCGCCACCAGCTGAGAGAGCACGCCCCGCGGCTCGCGCACCTGGCGCCCATCGGGCGCATCCACATGCGCATACTCCGCCGCCGGCGCGCCGGCCGCCGCGAAGTCCGCCATCGCCTTCGCCCAGAAGGAATCCGCGTGCGCGTAAACTTTTTTCTTTTTCCCGCCCGCCGTCGCGGTGTCCACTTCGATTCGCGGCGCATCGAACTTCACCGCGCCGCCCGAATATTCTTTTTTCACCGCCTGCAGCTCCTGGCGGATTTGCAGATCGTGCGGGATGCGGTTGCGGCCCTGCTCGAAGCGCTGTTTCATGCGCACCGCCAGGTCCGTCTTGATCTTCACCGTCCCCGCCGTGGTCTGATAGGCCGACGGAACGTTCTCGCCTTTCGGCACCGAGCCCGAGAAGTTCAGTCCCATCACGCGGCCCGCGCATTTCGAAGCCAGAAATTCGAAGAGTCCAAGGCCGATGCCCGTCGAGTCCATCGCCGTGCGGTCCGCCAGTCTCACCCAGGGCAGCAGGATGTGCGCCTGATCGTTCGTCGCGAACTCGCCCTCGGGCGTGAAGAAGGGGACGTTGCTCAGCCGCAGAACCATCCGGGTCCAGGCCACGTCGCCAATCTCTTCATCGAGCCACGCGATGGTGCGATCGCCATCGCGGCCCACGTCGATGCCCATCGAAAGTTTCCCGGCGGGCAGATAGCCGCTCGGCCAGTCCATCGTTGCGCCCTCATCTTCTGCGCGAGAGACCAGCTCCAGCGAGAGCCACGATCCAATCGCTTTCAGGAACGCGCAGAGGAATTCCTGCGAGTACGTGTCCGCGTCGCCCTTGTAGAGGTCGAGCATCTCCGCCTGATTGATCGGGCAGCCCTCGGCGATCGCCATGTTGATGTCGATCCAATGCCAGGACCACGCGCCCTGCTTCGAAGGATTCGCCGCCGGAGCCACGCCATCGGCCATGCCAAACTCGCGCGCCAGGTCGAAGAATTTTCCCTGCTCGCCGTTCGGCGTCGAAAGGATGCGCATCTTGTGTCCGAGCGCCACCTGGCGGGAGACGGCGGCCCAGATCGAATAGGAGTCCTCATGATGCGCATACTCGTCGAGGATCACGTTGCCGGGATAGCCGCGCGCCGTGCGCGGGTTCGAAGGCAGCGCCAGGATGCGCGAGCCGTTTGCGAAGTGCAGGCGCGTCACCTGGATGTCGGTCGCGCCCAGCTCGTCGGCGAAAAGCTCTTGCGTCGTTTCCGCCACCGCGCTCATTGCCTCGATGATTGGCGCCGCACCCTTCTCGATGAATTCCTGCGAACCGCTCTTCGAATGGCTCAGCACCGTCCACGTCGTGCCAGGATGCTCGATGCAATCGAGCACGGCCTCAGCTGCCGTCGCGAACGAAAAGCCGATGCGCGCGGATTTCACCGCGCCCTTGAAGCGCGAGCCGTCATCGATCCACCGCTGCTGATACGGCCTAAGCTGCAGAACCGGCGGCAGCGCCTCGCTTGACGGGCGGGAGCCCAAAGGTCCGCTCACGGAGACGATTGATGTCGTCGATGGTGAGCTTCCCGCCTTTTGTGATTTTCTTTGCTGCTTCATTCGTCGCTTTCTCTGCCCTACGAGTAATTTCGTCGAGCTTCTTGCTCTCCAGCTCCACGCGTTGTTTCGCGATTTCCGTTCGCTTGAAGCGCGTGAGCACCAGCGCCAATCCCTCCAGCGCTTCCTGGAACTTCGCCGGGTCCGCTGAGAGCCTTCGCTGCTTGAAGACCACGTCCGCCAAAGCGTTCTTCACCGATTCGTCCAGGTTGTCGAAGCCCAGCGCGGCGAACTGTTCCACGATCTGCAGCGAAATCGCGCGCTCCTTTTCGGCCTCTTCCCGCTCCTGGCTGAAGCGCACGTCGTACCAGCGGTGCAGCGTCGAATGCGGGATGCGCTTGTCCGCGAAGTGCGAGAGCACCAGTTCCGGTTCGGCTTCTTCGAGCTTTGCCCATTCGAGGTTTTTCGTTTCTTCCTCGATCTGCTCCCAGGTCAGCCATTTCGCGCGCCATCCGATAATTTTGTCCCGCCACGCGGAGGGGAGCTTGTCGATCGCGAACGGCTGCCGCGTCTCCCGCTTTTCTCCGGTTCTCGGTCTTTGCTTTCGTGCCATTCATTCCACTTCCACCGCTGGATTGCTGCTGGTTCGCTCGATGATGTCGCGCCCGCCGGGCGTAATTTGGATTTTCCGGATCGCGGTGCTTCCGGTGATCCTGTCGTACTGCGCGTCATAGCTCACCAGGCCCCGCTCCTTCAGGTCCTGCAGGATTTCGCGGATCAGGTTCACATAGACGTCGAACTGCAGCCGCTCCAGCACGCCGGTGAGCGTCACGTCGTCTAGGCGATGCTTCTGCGCCTCGTGGTTTTCATAGACCAGCTTCAGCACCACGCCGCGAAGCCGCCGTTTCAGTTGGGGGCCGGTAAGCATCAAACTGGGTCCGTCGCTCTCGTCAGCTTCGGGAGCCTTTTCAGAATTTCATCGCTCTGCCGCGCCAGGTGATTCAGCGTGATGTCCTGCTCGCGCGCCCGCTGCTCGAAGGCTTCATCGCGCAGCGTGATCTTCGTCACCAGGTTGCCGACGTTGTGCGCCAGCTGCTCTTGCGCGACGACGGCGCGGATCTGCGTTGCCTGGAACACATCCGCCTTTTTGCTGAAGATCACCAGGCCCACAATCACCGTCGAGAAACCGAGGAAGCCGCCGCCCAGGAGCTGCGGAAGGAACTCCGGCCTGGCCGTCAGCGCGCGGATCGCCGCGATCCCGATGGCCACGCCCGCGCCGCCGCCGGCGCCGGCCAGCACCCAGCGGACCTTGCCCAGCGTCAGCGATGTCCTCAGCTCGCTCATGAGCTCTTCGCGCTCGCTCCCGCGAGCAATTCCGTCTTCCGATCGCTTCCACGCGAGGAACCGAAGTAATACGTCACCACTCCGACCCACGCCGTTCCCAGCGTTCCGACCATGATGTTGGCCATGTCGCGCGCTTCCGTCTTGACGCCATGCCCAAAGACAAAAAATAGCGTCGCGAAAAATCCCGCCGTAATGGAGAAAGCCAGAATGGCGGGAACTTTGTCCTTCACCGCTATCTCGCGGCCGCGTGCGGAGGCGCGATCCTCGGCCATGATTTTTTCGAGCTCGTCCGCTGAGTTGATTTCCAGCTGCTTCATCTGCAGCGCGAATTGCTGCTCGCTGGTTTTCAGGTCGGCGATGAACTTTTGCTGATCGGGGGTCTTCGCAAACGCGGCCGCCAAATCTTCGGCCGTGCCGATCTTCCCCGTGCCGCCGGCGACGGCGTTCACCACCGTCCCGGCCAGCACGCCGACAGGTCCGCCGAGCTCCAGCGCCTTGGCCACGAAGGGCGCCGCCTTCTTCAGGAATCCCAGCACGTTTGCCACGCGCTACCTCCTTCACGGATAAATCTTGTCGTAGGCGATTCCCGCCAGCGCAAAGAAGCAGGACACTACCGCGACGCCTTTATAGAAGTGCGCTTGCGTCGACAGGAAGTAGAATCCGGCCAGCGCCAGGGCAATGCCGGCGAATGGCATCCAGGGAGGCAGCTTCACCTTGACTTGGTCGGCTACGAATCCCGCCAATGCCGCGAGCAGCCCGAGTCCCACCGTCAATTTTGCGATGTGCGCGGACGCTCCCTCCGCGTCCACCAAATAGAGCATCACCGCCGCCAGCGCGATCCCGACGAACACCAGAAACGACCGCAGCTTAACGAATTTCTCGATATCGAATGTCGCCACGTTGTCTCCTTCGGCTTTCGCCTTATTCCCGAAAAATCCCATGGCCCTCAGCTGAAAGAAAAACCACGCATCTCCGGCAAAGTGCACGGCCGTTCCCGCGTACGCTCCCGGCCAGTTGTGAATCGCGCAGGCGACGATCAGCACGCCGAATCCGGCAATCTGCAGCGGCAGGCTCGTCTTCGCCGGATCGGTCATCGTTGCACCCGCAATTTTTCGCAGCCCGTTTTCCTGGTCATCAAGAGTCCGGTGCACGTCAGGTGCTCGAAATCCGGCCCGGTGCATTCCGTATGGTCTGTCAGCGCTACGCTCACGAAGCATCCGCGATCGATGACCATGGCCGCCGTCGCTCTTCGCATGCGCACATTTCTCTCAGCCGGGCAGCCGCTAACGAAGAAAGCCAACATGGCGAAGATCAGCACGCGTCTAATACGACTCCTTTTCACACTTCACGCCAAAAAGCCTGGTCAGCCCGATGCGATAGGCGATGACACCGACCGGCGTTGGGTGCGCCCAGAAGTCGCCGGCGCGGCACGTCCAATACGCGCCAGCCGACAATTGTTTCGGCTGCGCGGGCGCTGCGGCCTTCGGTAATTCCCAATCCAGCAGCGGATGCAATTCCGCGCCATTCTTCGCCACGCCCGTCTGCCCATGGATGAAGTCGAAGAAGAAAATGCCCGCGGCGGTGATTCGAACGGGCTTGGCCAGCTTCTTATACTTGGCCGTGGGCTTTCCGAAGTCGGCGGCGAACCGCGCCTGCAACTGCGCGAACATTTCCCGGTATTGCGCCGGCACGCAATCGGCGGAAGGAATTTCCGCGATCGTCGTCGCCTTGCGGTCGTCCGGATCGGCCAGCACGATGTGGAAGTCAGAGTCGCCTTCCTTCTTGTAGCCGATGACCAGCGCCGGGACTTTGAACTGCCGGCGCTCTTCCGGAAATCGTTTCGCTTCCGCCTGCATCAGCGTCTTGCGGTCGTGCGTCGCGATCTTCACCAGGTCGCCGATGCGCGCCATCATGGGAGCAGAAGCCAGGATGTCCGCCCCTTCCGCGTCATTCAGTGTCTTCACGTCCCAGCGTTCCACGCCGCAGGATTTCTCCGCCGCGAAGACCGGCATCACACCGAGAAAGAAGAAAAGTGTTGCGAGGAGCACGAGAAAAGAAACTGCCCGAGTGCCTCCATCTCTCGATTCACCGCTATCCGCAGCGCCAGAGCCGGCCGTACTTACGGCCGTCCGTGAACAGATTTTTTTGTTGCGGGATGCAGTCTCTGCCTTCCCCATTGCTTTCGGGCTCCTCGCAAATCGCGCGCGCCGGCGAGGCGCGCTGAAAAATAGATTCATGCCTTCACCTGCCGCGTCTTCTTCGCGTCGTATTTTTCAGACAGGTGGAAAGTCGTGATCAGCGCGACCAGCTTGCTCGCATAGCCGGGGTCTGTGGAGTAGCCGCAATCTTTCAGCTCGGCGGCGAAAACGAACGGGTCATCCGCTTCCGCCATTGCTGGCATGTACCGTTCGCTCTGCGAGAGGAGCGAGGCATGCGCGGCGAAGCATTGAGCCTCGGTCGAGAATTTGCGGAAGCGCGCAAGCTCTTTTCCGGAGATCCCGTTGCGAAATTCCTCGGTCTTGAATTCCGCGTAATCATCCGCGCGCCGCGCCTTGATGCCAAAGAAATTGTTAGCTTGCTTTGCCAGCTTGGATTCGCCCCAGCCCGATTCGAGGATCGCTTGCGCGATGGTGACGCTCGCTGGGACGCCGGTCTGGGCCGCGCCCATTTGCGCCGCCGGCGCGATCCGCGCGATGAATGCGAGTTGGCCTTTGCGGTTCATGCTTCTCTCTCCGGCCAGTGCCACGAGTTCTCAGCGCCGTGTTCGTTGAATTCGCAGTCGTCCATAAAAATGGTTGCCTTCACTCGGCTGTTGAAAACGGCAATCTGCACCGTGTCCCTGAGCGGATCGATCGCAGTGATAATGCCGGCGTGATGAACGCCGCCGGCCCAGACGTAATGCACGACTCTGCCGAGGCTCGGCTTCATCGAGCGCTCCGCGGGAAAAGAAGAAGGCCGCGGCGGTAATCTCTTCCGCGGCCCTTGGGTTGTTTCGAGTGGCCCTCAGCTCGCACGAATCGCACAATTACATGGGCCTCCTACAATCCGTGCGGAGTTTGCGGACTTTTCTTTTTAGGAGTTGCGGATTCTGGACCCGTACTCAATCAGCGAGTCGTACTCGATTCGCCACCAGCCTCGCGGCATCACGCGCCTAGCCCGTAGGATTCCTTCTTCGCAAAGCCTATTGACGGTGTCGTAAGAGAGCTTCAATATCCGCGCCGCCGTTCCCACCGTCACTTCCGTGCTGCAGACTTTCGCTCTCATCATCAGGCGGCCTCCCGCCTTCTCAGCATTCCCTTCAGCACCCAGATCACGCGGTTCGCTTCCGCCAGCGTGCGGATCGCGCCGCTCCGCACCGGCGATTTCGGCGAGCGCAGAAACGTATCGAGCCGCTCGCGTCCCCATCCGAGCGCGGTGCAAAGATTGGCCAGCAGCTGCAGCGTCCCCGCGTCCGCCATGCGCACTTCTGCGGACTTCTGCGCACTCTTCCGGCCGGCCGTTCCGTAAGCCCTCGCCGTCTCCCGCGAAGGCCGCCGCTTCATCACCAGCTCCGCAGGAAGATGTTTCTGGATCGCGTCGATCGCCGTCTTCGCTTCCTCGCTGCTCATATCCTTAAAGGTAGAAATCTGCCGCCCGATCGCCC